GGTGCTGCGGCAGCAACTGGAGCAGTTTCTATGCGCTGGATATCGACAACCCGGCGGTGCTGGACTATCTGCGCCGGGTGTTTGACCGGGTGCTGAACGATTGGGGTTTCGACCTTGTCAAGCTGGATTTTCTGTACGGCGCTGCTCCCTTTGGCAACGCCCACGAGAGTCGTGCCGCCCGGATGCGCCGTGCCATGGAGCTGCTGCGCAGTTGGTGCGGACAAAAAGCCATCCTCGGCTGCGGCGTGCCGGTGATGCCTGCCTTCGGGCTGGTGGACTACTGCCGTGTCAGCTGTGACGTAGGGCTGGACTGGGACGATGTGTGGTATATGCGCCTGTTCCACCGGGAGCGGGTGTCCACAAAGCAGGCGCTGAACAACACAGTGTTCCGGCGGCAGCTCAATGGCCGTGCCTATGGCAGCGACCCGGATGTGTTCTTCCTCCGGGAGGAAAACTGCAAGCTGACGGCAGAGCAAAAACGCACCCTTGCCACGGTCAATGCCCTGCTGGGCAATGTGTTCCTTACCTCGGATATGCCGTCTCACTACACGGATGCGCAGCGGGACGAGTACCGCCGCCTGCGCAGGTTGTTTGAACATGCAAAACAGGTAGAAGTAGAGACAGAAAATGGTGTGATTACGATCCGGTATTCTCTGGATGAGAAACGTCAAGAGTTGCGGTGCAGTGCTATTTATAGAGAATAATGAGGGCATAAAAATCAGCTTCACTCTTTTTCGTTGGCCGGAGGATTCTTTATGTGAAACGCAACGGACGTCTTCCTCAGAAAAGTGGCTCACGCCGAAAGCTGTATAAACAATAAAAGCATAGCCGCCAGCGTACCGTGTGATGATTTCACATGCTACGCTGGCGGCGTTTTTGCGTTATAGGGGATGACATCTAAATCCTACACTGGATACCCCCAGATACCTGAGTTAGTGGATTCGCTGTTAGCCCAAACATCTAATCCAGAAACTCAATTATCCACTACCCCTGTGGCTACGATTTAGATATTGCTCAAATTCTCGAAAACCGCCCTCGACCTGTTTCCAAGGACAAGAACGGCTCAGACTGTGAAATGATGTCCAAACGATATTAAACGAATCACCGCACTATATTACTGGACTTTTGACATCAAGAGCACGCATTCGCAATGGCTTGAGGGTTGCGTTTGTTATATTTTTTCGGGACACTCACACCCGCCTCATTTGGGGCGGGTGCTTTGTTTTATTCGCTTTCTGAGGTGTCGTCTGCAATCCGTTCCGGGTCCAGCAGATCTTCAATTTGGCATCCCAGCACCTTTGCCACCCTCCAGAGCTGGTAAACGTCCGGGCTTTTCCTGTGCCCTGCGCACCAGCTCTCCACTGTGCGGTAGCTTAGACCAGCCCGGCGGCAAAGCTCCCGGCGGCTGATCCCTGCGGCCTTGCAGCGCTCGTCTATGGGGTTCCCTGTATGCGTTTCTCTCATGGTGTGGCCCTCCTTTTTATACAGTATACTGCGGACGCGGTAAAAATGGAAGAGCAAAATTTACCATACAAACGCGGTAATGTTTGGGCGCTTTGCCGATTGCGTTTACTGCGTGTGTATGGTAAGACACAGCCAACGAAAGACGTTGCTGAATGGAGGATTTCAATATGAAAAAGTTTGATTTTGTCGCCGAGCTGCTTGCCCATGGGTTCCATGATGATACCAAGCCAGAAGAGGTGGGGCTGTCCCGGCAGGCTGGCTTCGAGGGCATGGTTCTGTCCCGTGATTTCACGAAGGTGATTGAGAGCGTATGGTCTGGCCACCACGAATATTCTTACCGCGTGGAAGTGTTCGTGAATCTGACTCAGAATCTCTGCCGCGCAAAATTCTTTGAGGGTGGCGTCGAGTATAAGTGTAAATGGTACTATACAGCCGGGAAACGTACCTATAACGCAATCGCTGCCACGCTGCAAAATGCGGGCCTGGAAATCTGATCCGCGGGTGCCGTTCCGGTCAGCAAAAATCTCCAGGAACGGCACCTATTCTTTGGACTGTTTGCCAGTGGAGTTTACTGCGTTTATGTGGTAAGACACAGACACCGAAAAGAAATACCGAATGGAGGAAACGAACGAAAATGAAAACCATGAAAATGCCGAAAGACCGTTTCAATAAGCTGGCCGATGAGCGCGAGCTGCGCTGCCCGAATGCAACGTACATCCTTATCAATGGCGCCGAAAGAGACAAAGGCGTGCTGCTTGCAATCCGACATTGCATCGGCACCGGGAATACGGACATTCTGGACGTGGTCCTCATGAAATAAAGTCCACCTGATGATGGCCCGGCGGCGTGGGCCGAAACCTACCGACGGAAACGTCGGGATGGTCGTGGAAGCCACAATAAAAACGGAGGTTTGATTCATGAAATTCTATTATGATGGCGTTCTGATCTGCGGCGCGAAGACTCAAAAATACAAATACGCGATTGTTTATCCGTCCAGCCAGGAACGCTGGGTAATGCACAGCCGCCACTGTTCGCTGGCCAGCGCTCAGACTATGTTTGAACGCATAAAACGCGGAATGTCCTTTTACGACCCGGAAAAGGCGGCATCCCTGCGAGTTGTCCCGCTGGAAATGAGGGAGGAATAAATCTCATGACAATTTCAAAGCGCATGGCCGCAGCTTTGATGGCGGGCGGCCAGTATCGCACGAAAAAGTACCTGTACTCCCTGGGCGTGAATATGTACGGTCAGGAGATTGTACAGCGGATAGAGATTGACAGCGAGGGGCATCGTGTCGGGCTGCTCCGCTCTGTCGCTCTCTGGGACCCCAGCTATTATGAATGGAGATTAGGATTATGAAGATGTTCAACGAAGCCGGGCAGGCTGTCTACTTCAATCGTATCATGAAAAACGGGAAGGAACAATTTGTGGTGAAGGCTCTGAGTGGCCAGCACATCATGGGTCGGGATCGGCAGAAACATAGTTCCCGGACGTTCACTGAACTGCACCAGGCGGAAGCGTTCCTCCGGCGGGCGGGGTACAAATGCAAGGGCTGACGGTCTGAATCGGGTCCCGGAGGGTAGCGCCTCCGGGACTTTTTCTTTGCGCTGTCTTTTTTCCACCGGAAAAAATTTCCTGCACACGGCGTTTCGCTCTTTAGGCGGGTAACTTTCCCGAAACGCAATGAAACGCGCTCCTGTACCCTCACACCGTGCTGTGGTGATGAAGCGGAAAGAGGCCCGGAACCTCCCTTTTGGGTATGGCTCCGGGCCTCTTGTTTACTCGATATAGAAGACCTTTTCTTTGGTCTTGGGTCCAACCTTCCCGTCGGCGTCCAGGCCCATATACTTTTGAAACATCTTCACAGCGGCAGTGGTCTTAGGACCGAAAATGCCGTCAGCCGTGCCAGTGTCGTAGGCCAGGGACTGAAGGTGCGCCTGCAGGGTGCTGATCCATACGCAGGCAGGGAAGGTGTGCAGGCATCCTTCTTTCAGAAGAGCGTCGCCCAACAGGTCGGCTTCCCAACCGGAAGTATAGGCGGTTTTGCCTGCCACGTTGGGAATGCCGGAATACTCAGGCATTTTCTGGTATCCGGTCCGCACGTCGCACTCTCTGATTTCCCAGTGAAGGTGGCTGCCAGTGCTGTGGCCGGTGCTGCCCTCGGTGCCGATCAGGGTCCCGGGTTTTACCTTCTGACCTGCGACCACGTTGATTTGGGAAAGATGGCCGTAGTACATGAAGTAGTTGGTATGTGCAATCCGAAGAACGACCCGCAGGCCGAAGCCCTGCTTGTGATTCTTGGAATTCTCCCAGCCTGCCCGGATCACCTGGCCGTAGACCGTAGAATGGAGCTGCTTGCTGGAAATGCCCACCAAGTCGAAGCCCTGGTGCAGGGTGCCGTTGGCGCGGAGGTGGTCGAATGCCTGGGAAACACGGAATGTACCTTTATAGGGAGAAATCATTTTTATTTCCTTCCTCCCGGCGGGGTCCGGGATGTATTATTCTTTGGTGATCTCGTCGGCCACGGCATCGCCGACCTGGTCCATTTCCTTGATAGCTGCATCAATGAAGGCGTCCCAGAACGGCGTGATCTCGATACCCTTCGCCGCAAGGAGCTTTACGACCAGGGCGTGTTTGTCGGTCTTGGGAATCTTGCCAGCTTCTGCGGCTTTCTCTGCTGCCTTGACCAGCTTTTTGATCAGCGAGAAAATACGCTGTTCACGCAGCCAGGGGATACCGACCTTTGCGGCCACCAGCATAATGATGGTTCCGATGATCTCCATAACGCTGGGAAGAATTGCGGTTGCGATTTCGGAAATTTCCATGGTTCTTGCCTCCTGTTATAAATCGTTGTGGTGTGCTTCCTGGTTCAGATGCTTGTTGAGTTTCTCCAGGGCGTCTTTGCAGGGGCCGTTGCACCCTTGCTCAATGAGACCCTGGAGGGCGCCTCGAAGACCATAGCAAATCAGGGACTGTTCAGCCATCATTTCTTTGATGATCTCGCTCTGCTTTCTGTCCCGCTCGGATGCTTTGTAAAGAGATACGACCACGCCGCCCAGAACGCCGAGCGCCGTTACAAGGGCGGCGGCCTTGATGATGGTATCCACATCAATCCACATTTTCCGTGTCCACCTCCTTCCCGCTGTCATTTTTCAGAACGGCGGAATAGGCGGCTTCGATGTCTTGAAGTTGTTCCTCTGCGGCCACAGCTCCGAGTTGTGAAAGCTGGCTGTTCTGCTGTCTTACGATGTGAAGAAGGGCTTCGACGGTGTCTATCAGAAATTCGATAAGTTGCAGCTCCATCTGTCCCCCAGGCCGTTATGCGGAGTACGGTTCGCCGGTAATCTCCTGGTATTCATCTTCGGTCAGACGCTGCGGCTTACGCTCCACCAGTATCTTCAGCATGGTTTTGCTCCAACGGCCTGCGTTGTACTCCTTGACGGCGGTGTTAAATGCGGGGCTGTGCTTTTTCTTACTCATTGTCCAGACCTCCCTCGGCGGTTGCGGTGGTGTCGTCCTCGGTCGGAACGCCTTCCAAAATGCACAGGTAGTCGATCATAGACGCAGCGTTTGCAATGGCGGCGTCACGGTTCTCGGTTTCGCGGCCCTGCTGGACGCCGCTCGAACTGTACACAATTTTCATGGGATACCCTCCAATAGTGTTTTGACGTATTCATCCATGCGGGCCGGCAATGTGTCGGAATTGCCTTTTGCTGCATGGGCTTTCCAGGAGCGGTACTGCTCATATAGGGCAGATTTCGGTTTCTTGCCCGCCTTGACGAGCTGCGCCAGCCGAAATAGGCGCTTGCGCTCTGATTTTACATTTTTGGGGTCCACCGTCATTATGACTTTGCCTTGCGGCGTCAGCCGATAAATGAAACCCATATACCGGAAGCCGTCCTGCAGGCGGACGATCCGCGTTTTCCTTGGATGAAGTTCCAGGCCAATGGCGGCGTATTGCTGCCGGATGGCCTCGCGCCATTCCTCCAACTGCTCTTTGCGGTGGTGGACTATGATGCTATCATCCATAAAACGAAGATACTTGTCTGCCCGTAGGCGTTCTTTTATGTAATGGTCGATGGGGTCAGGAACTGAGATCCCGGCCAGCTGGACCATCTGGCTTCCCGGATTATACCCGGTTTCGCCTGAATACTGGTGATCCAGAACATCCCGTACCCGTTTGTAATGGCTGGGTGGCAGCTTCCGTTCAAACCGCTGGTTTGTGGTTTCGTGCCGAATGGAAGCATAATACCCGTGAACGTCAATCAGAAGAGCGTGGCCGTCCGGGCCGTGCTGTCGGAACTCCCTTTCCAGGAAGAACTTTACTTGTTCACGCGCCCAGTCGGTTCCTTTGCCTTTCTGGCAAGCGGCATTATGCCGGACGAAGCTGGCGGTCATTCTGGGATAAACTGAATTATCGTTTAGAGAGCGCTGGTATACCCGGTCACGGAAGCTCGTTGCGACGGCTGTTCGCGGTTTCGGGTATGTGATTTTTACAGTCGATGTCGGGCGGGCCTTATATGTACCGTTTTCGAGATCCTCTTGGAGCTTGAGAATTTCGTCCATGCCATACATCAAAAACCGTCCCACGTTTGCCTTTCGGCGGACGTTCTTCGCGCATAGGTTCATGGAGGTGTATAGGGCATCGAACCCAATTATTTCTTCATCTTGCACTTTAGTCTCCTGCAAGGCTTCGCCGGGTGATAGCAGACAGTCCCGTGGGGCAGCTGCGTCCGGCGAATATTGTTCATCTGTCCAAAATGGGCAGACATGGCACTCGGCTCCTTGCACGGCGGTTTTGTGCCCAACCCTTGTTACGCAAGAGCCTTTGTGGGCTTGCTGCCGTCCAATCCGGGGCAGACCGATTCGCGTTGATGGCGTTCCAGTTGTTCACGTTGCCGCTGGAATTCACATTGAACGCGTTGTTCGCGTTGCCTCTATTCGCAGAGCGCAAGCGGACGTTCCGGCCCAATAGCCTACAGCCATTTATATCAAAACGCCTTATAGCGTTTTGAATCACTTTCGTGCCAGTCCCGGCAGCGCTGCCGGATGTCGCGCACGTTCCTTCCCCAGAAAACGCACCGCTTGCCAGAAAGATGGAAACAGTGGCGAGCCATATCCATCAAGGCCAGCATACGGGTGCAAAGCCGGATTGCTCTTTTCTGGAGGGCGAGGCGTTCCTTCTTGGTTTCTGCGCTGTCTACCCGCACGCCGTTGGCTTCAAAAATATCAAAATAAATTTGATCCGCTGTTGCCCGCAACTGCGCTGGGAGGTTGGCGTCAATCGCTGGATCAAAGACCTTCACGTTCTGCGTGATTTGCCGCACATAGAGCGCCAGATCGCGGGCGTCGTTGGGAAGGGTGAATTTGTTATCAGCAATTTGGTCTTTTCGCATTGCCATTGAAGGCTACTCGCTTTCCCGCCGGACAAGGTATTGTCCGGCGATTACTGGCCCAGTGTGGTGATTTTGCAAACCGGGGCAGACCGATTCGCGCCGATGGCGTACCAGTAGTTCACGCCGCCGCTGGAATTCACATAGAACGCGCTGCCCGCGTAGCCTCTATTCGCAGAGCGCAAGCGGACGTCCCGGCCCACGGTCGGCTGCGCCAGATCGCGGGTGATGCGCAGCGGGTAGGTCTGCCACAGCGCCTGCGGCGCTGTGGCACCAGTGGCCTCTTTCCAATAGGGCCAGTATGTGCCCTCGCCCTTGATCTGAGGATTGCAATAGATTTCTTCCAGCGACGGCAGGAACACCTTGTCGTAGGTGATCACCGCCGAGCCGTCGTCCGTCACCGTATTGCCATAGGTCACGACCTTGGTGCGGGTCAGGGCGTTCTTGAAGTCCTCCGAGAAGCCCGCCAGAAAGCCCGGAATGGTCTTTGCGCAGTCGGGCATCATGTCCCACTTGTCCTGCGGGGTCCACCACTTCGTGGCGGGCTGGTCACTGTTCAGCCACTGGCGGTATACAGATTTCCACCAGCGGTTGTCGCCATAGGCCACGGCCTGAAGGCTGTTCAGGTCGCCGTTTTCCTTCTGCATGAAGGTGCCGAGGTCGGTGCCCTCGTCGCCGGAAGAAACGGTACAGGTGTCGAGAAGCTCGCTCTTGTACTGATCCTTGTAGGCGTACACCTTGCAGGAAGTGATGGCCACATCCGGGGCACTGTAGAAGCCGCAGAGCAGGGTCCCTGCCGCCAGCGCCTTGCTCGTGGTGAACTGCCATGTGGCGCCGGTCTTGACGTTCGTGCCCCAGTTGAAGCCGAAGGTCACATGGTAGGTGCCAGCGGGCAGGCCAGCCTCCGGGACGATATAGAACGCCTGATTATCCGAGAAGGGAATATCATACAGGGTTGCGTAGTGCATCTGCATGGTAAGGGCCGGGGCGGTGCTGCCGGTTTCGCCCTCTGCGGTGTCGTCCGGTTGGACGACGTCCCAGGGGCAGCTGTACGTCTTGCCGTCCTTGTCGGTGTAGGTGTTGACCAGCTGGGTGCCGAGCGGGTAGATTTTCGGGGCTGCGCCGCTGGCGACGATCTGCCGGACGGTGTTCAGGTCAACGTCCATGCTGACTTCCGGCTGTGCGTTTGCAATGGCTCGCTGGGACGCTGCAATGTTGCCAAGCAAAATTGCAATGGTATCCAGCTTTTTGCCGTTCTCCTGAGCGGTTTCGTCCGTATAAACCGGGGAGGTGATTTCCGAATTTGCCATGAGCTTTTACTCCTTTCAGGTTGTGGGTTTGGTATACTTCACGCAGAGCTTTCCGTCTACGACGACAAGCCCGCAGGCTTCCAGGGCATTGACCCGGTTCTGCGTCTGGATCATATCATCAGCGAGGGCAAAAGCGCCGGTGCCGCCCAGAATGGTTACATTCTCGGCGTTGGACGTTTTGATGTAGTAGTCAAAAATGGAACTGACACTGTGGTTGCCGCTGTACGCGGGGAAGAAATCCGCCACGCTCTCGTCTGCACTGACCGAAATACTATAAAGAACCTCGCCCTTGTCCGGGTCCTTTGCAAAGACGCCAACCTCGGTTACGGAAAAGCCGGTGGTTACGTTGTCATTGCTGAACACAAAACGAAGGTTCAGGGTGTCGCCGTCTGCGGTCGCGGAACTGATACCGACGCGGAGCTTTTCCGCTTTGAGGGACGTTCTGGTTGATGCGTCCTCGGTCTTGGTGTAGCTGCCGGAACCAATCGCCGCGTGAGTGATCTGCGGCGCCGTCCCTCCGGCCTGCCATTTTGCCAGCAGCGCCTTGCCGTCGGTGGTCAGGACGCCGGGCTTGAATAATGCTGCCATTAGATTTTCACCTCCACATTGTTCTTGGCTTCCTCTGCCAAGGCCCAAAGCGCTGCGGTTGCATCCTCTCCGATCAGCTGCACCGCTTCCTCGCGGGGCAGATAAATCTTTTTCGGTTTGGTGTCGCCGATAATCAGGGAACGCTTATTGACGTAATAGCAAACCGCAAGGCAGCGGGCCTTGTGCGCGAGGCAAATATTGGTGTTCCGGCAGTTGGGGGTTCCGCAGCTCTCGTAATTGTAGCCGCTGCACCATCCGCAGCCGGTGGCCACCGGGCAGCTCAGGCACTTTTCCGGGCTTTGGCTGGTTCGTGTGATGGCGTCCAGCATGGCCTTGGTTTCCCGCTGCTTCTCGGTGGTATAGAGACCCGTGTAGCAGTCGCCCAAGCACATAGGCTCCGCCAAGGCTGCGCCCACGGATATGGGGGCATATCTGACGCACGGGTACGCTTTGCCGTCCGGGGCAAAGCTCAACATTTCGCCGGTGCCGCCGCACCAGTTCTTGTCGTCGTGGGAGGGTTGTCCAATATTCGGATCGAGGATACCAACCCAAACGTCAGGCGCCTCCGAAATAAGGTAATCAGCCAGCCGCTGCAGCTCTGTGTAAAGGGTCCGGGCTTCCTGTTCAGTATAAACCGGCTCAAAGGCGTAATTACAATGGATTTCCTTGCATCCCTCGGAAATCATCTGTTTTACGCTGGGAAAAATAAATTTGAAGCTGGGTCCAACGAAAGTCATTTTGCAGTTATACCAGCCGTATTTCTTCCCGTCTTGGAATGCAGCCCAGGCCTTTTCGAAGCTGCCGACGCCGTTCTTGTCTACGCGGAAAGCGTCGTGAAGCTCCTGGACGCCGTCAATAGAAACGGTGACGCTCATGATCTCATGATACTTATGGAAAAGGTGCTGTGCTGCATCACTGAACCATAACTGGCCGTTGGTGGCGAAACTGACCCGCGCCCTTGTCCAAAGCGGGCACTTGCGCTTCCAGCATTGCTCGAACCAATAGTCTGTGATTTTCTCGATCAGCTCCGCCTCCAAAAGAGGCTCACCGCCGATGAAATCCAAAACGACGCCCTGGGTATTCTTGTTGATGAAGTCGCCAGTGCCGTCCTCGTAAAGATCAATGATGTAATCGACGATCCGCTTCCCGGTTTCCAGGCTCATGGCGCCGCAGCTCTTGTGATGTTCATAGCAATACGAACAGCGCAAATTGCAGTCACCGGTCACCTGAAAAGTGACATTTCGGCAGGCTTCCAGACCAAGGTTTCCGTTGTTGAAAAGTCGGTGGACTAAGTTGGAATAATCTTCGCTCCGAGTCACCATTTACAACGCACCTCCTGGGCCTTGAAATCGAAGGCGAACTCTACCCGCTTAGAATAGAAATCATCAATCCGGGAACTGAGAACTGTGTCCTGCGCCACGCGCATTTCCAGGAAGGATGCACGGCAGGAGTTGCATACCTCGCGCAACATTTCTTTTGCGTCCGGGTTCTCTGCGTCCGCCAGCTCACGTGCCAGAATCGTCGCAACAGCCTTGTTGCTCTCATAGATGTAACTAAGGCGCTCGACCGTCAGGCTTTCCTTTTCGTCCAGCCGGAATGTACTTTCAGCCATAATTGATAATTCCTTTCTCGGTATCATAGTGAACGGTTTTCATGCTTTCAAAATCACTTTTGATCTGAAGCGTTTTCATCAAAAGCCGGGTAAAAAGGGGAAGGCTCCGGCCCTCTCGCGGAGTGTACTCCATTTTATCCAGGGCAACGGCTCCAATCTGGTACATTGCCCAGAGCGCCTCGTCCGTGTTGGTTCCGAAATCGACAAATGCGTTCAGCAAATCTTCATCAATGATGAACTGTGAACAGGTATCGTCAAAAACGAAGGTGCGGGCTGCGAGGCCCCAGGCGTAAAGGCTCCGTTCCGTGTCGCTGTGGAAACTCTTTCCGCAGGCATCGGCCACGGCGTTTACGGCATCTGTGCAATTTTTGAGCCATGCGGAAAAATCAGTGATCCCGGTATTGCGGTAGAGGCCGACGTAGCAAAGGGAATTGAAAAACTGGTTATCCCTCGGAAACAATTTCAATTCCCTCTTGAAATCTGCGGCACTGAATGGCTGCATTACGAGAAATCTGTATAGGCATTTATGCCGGTCGTTTGACTTGAAGTCCGGTGTGTTTGCCGGAGCAATATTGGCAATAGCCATGCCTTCCGCCTCCCTCACGCATTCCATAAATTACTGCTGGTGCAGCCATGCTGGCAGGCTCCTCCGCAAAAACTGTAACAGGTTCCGTGACAGGCAGCTTCATCTCCGCAAGTAATTGAGCACGTTCCGGTGCATCCATCTTGCGAACAGCCCGCCTGGCAGCTTCGCTTGCAAGCCTCGCAGTCGTCCGTGCAGTCGCCGGAACAACTACCGCTGCAATTATCAGAGCAGCTGCCACCGCAGCTGTCGCATTCGGTATAACACCCACCGGAGCAACTACCGCTGCACGTGTTTTTGCATCCGCCGGTGCAGCCGTTGGTGCAATTGTTGGAGCAGCTGCCGCCGCAGCTTGTGCATTGATTTTTGCATCCGCCGGTGCAGGTTGTTGAGCAGCTTCCCTGGCACGTTCCCTGACATGTTCCAGTGCATCCGGTACAGGCGGAATAGCAGCCTGTGTAGCAAAGCCCGGAGCAGCTTGCGGCGCAGCCGGTTTCTCTCTGGGTGGCTACCGTGAGGCTTTTGCCGCTCAGCTCCGAAACCTTCAGCGCTGCGGCGTCCAGGGTGTCAGCGTCTACATATCCGCCCGCCTCCGGGGTCAGGCTGCCGCCGGTGATTGCATCCAGGGGCCTTGTGATCTTTTCGATATGCTCCGACTTGAATTCGACGGTGTCCTTGTGGGGCGGCTCAGTATACTGGTAAGCGCTGCCTGCATAGGTTGCCATTGAACCGACGGACCTGCTGTTGCTGCGGCGCTGCACCTCGGTCTGAAGGGCTGCCTTTAAGTTGAGAAACTCGGCCGCCGTAATAAATTCACCTTGATTTGCCATTGGTCAGCCTCCAATTCTGACGCGAATGCGCCGCAGGTCGGTTCTGTCGTCGCCTTCGACTGCATATCCGACCACCTGTGTCTGCGCCGGTGAAATACAGGCTTGCGGGGCACATCCAACGCCGGGGGTCGTGGAAGGTACGATGAGGTCGCCGGTATGTACCGGGCCAATGACCCACGTTCTCACACGGCCCGCCAGCGATACGGGAATAAAATCTTTTTCATTTGCAGCAAGAAGATCGCTGCCGTCCGTCGGCGTCTTTCCTCCGATCAGCGTTGCAAACTCGTCACTGTGGACGCCCACAACTCTGCGGGAGGCGCGGGTCGCTTTCACATAGCGCTCCTTCTGGCTGTCCAGGTCGAGGGCAATAATGTCACCAGGCCTGGTTTCTTCGCCTCTGGGGAACAGCTCTGCATAATCGTTATAAACGCCGTGGTAGGTCTTGGCACCGGTGACATATCCGGTGGCGTCGATGTTCCCGCCGGAATGAATGTTTCCGGTGCTGGAAATGGTGCCGGTTGTGGTCAGGTTTCTCAGGGTAGCGCTGCCGCCGTTCTGGTTGCTGCCGTCAATGAAATAAGTACCACTGAAAAAATTGATCCGCCCGGTGAATGTGCCGCCGCTCTTGGGCATGAAATTCAGGTCAATGTTTCCGCTTTCGTCCGGCTTGCCGCCGTTGATGGTCTTGACCATTCCGGTGAAGTTTTTGAGCTGTTCCTTGACCCAGTTCTGGATCTTCTCATAAAAAGGCCCGTGTGCGTTCGGGTTCTTGTTGTGATCCTCCAGGTCTTTCTGTGTGGCCAGAATGAGCGTCTTGTCCAACATGGCAGAAACCTTGGAGGTATCGCCGACGATGATCGGAATAGAGATCCCCTTCTCAATCGTTGCGGCCGACGGGGGCGGGATAAACTCGGCGGTGTCGTATGCGTTTTGATAGCAATAGAGAATATCTTTCGAGCGGTCATTCGGAAAGCTAGGATTTTCTGCAAAGACGCCAATTTCACGCCAATAGAATCCGTTTTCCAGACCCTGGTTTGTGAAGGCTGCGGAAATATTGACATACTGCCCATCTTCGTTTTTGGCGCTGGCCGAAACCGTGGCTTCTACCTTTACAAGCGCCGTCATTGCGTCGATGGACCCCGAAATGTATCCGCTTCCCATCTGAATAGTGGTGAACTTGATTTGTTCACCGGAAATATTCCGGGTAAGCAGGGCTTTGCCTGCCGTGGTAAATACCGGGGCATTGAACATTTTGTTTATCCCTCCTATTCTGCCGGAACGGTCACATGGTCAATGGTGGACAAGGCAATTCCGGTGTATGTTGTGCCGGTAATCTGACGAGCTACATCTTCGACGATCATCGGGTTTAGGCGGATAAAATCGCCGGTGTGCATCCAATGCCCGACGCCGATGGTGGCGGCTTCAATATCCAATTTACTGGAAATACTATCCAGCCAGGAAGAAAGGCGCTTTACGCTCCGAAGCTGCCGCACAAATTCATCTAGGTCATTCGGCCCAACATTAGGGTTTGAAATGTTGATGCGGAAGTGGTGTGGTTCGCCGCCATACTCGAACCACTCCGAAACTGTTCCGTTTTGGAAGATGGAGGTAATAATCCGGCGCACCGCCATAGGCGTCCCCAGCTTCATGAAATACAGCATTGTGTCCGCAATCAGCGTTCTTTTCACGTCGGTGCTATACTTTGTACTGTATGCCGGGGTGCGGTACTCGGCGGCCATGAGATCCAGAATTTCGTCCGGCAGGGATGCAATCATGTAGTAAATCATGATCCCGTCATTGAATACGCACCATTTCTCAATTTGGCGGCAGACCGCGTAGGCAATGCCCAGGGCGCTTACGTCGTCCCGCAATCCCTCCGGGAGAATGTCGGCGGGCTGGATGTCCTGAATTTTAATCATCTTCCAGTCCTCCATAGTTCGCTTTGACAGTTCCGGTCAACAGGGCGACTGCTGCATCCCCAACTTTGATATAGGCGGGAGAGGTGATGTCTACGCGCTTAGCGCCTGCGGCCATAATCAGGGAAACCAGCTTGGAGGGGTTAACATCTCGACCAATTTTGCGCTGCCAGAGGATGTACTCTTGAACCGCTGCATCAACTGCCGTCTGGATGGACACCGCGGTCGTTGCGTTGCTGCGGTCGATGTAGTACGTCAGCGAAATGGAGTATTTGACTTCTGCCGGGGAGGACACAACGACTTTATCCGTCAGCGGGCGGATACCGTCATTCTTCAGGAACTCCTGCAGCCCGGAAATGGTTTCCGGGCCGGGAATAGAACCATCAGAAAGCAGAAAAGCAATGTCCACTTCTCCTGCCGCCTGGTCGCTGTTTGCTACAACGTCGCCGATGGCGCTTGAATAGGTTTTAGCCCAGTACTTATAGGCGCCTTCCGGGCCTGCTACGGAGTAGGACTCAGGGGCCAGCCAGATGCGCTCCTGGTAAGATTCATCACTTTCGATGTCTGCGCCGCCCTCTGTTTCCGAAATGTTGGCAACGCTCTTGATGTAGGGGAGCGGATCAACGATTTCGGAAACCTCACCGGCGGCGAGGCTGTTTCCGGCGCTGCCAACTTCAACACAAGTCGCAGGAACGTCAATATAGGACGCCTTTGCCGGTATCTCTGCATATTCGTCAGTTGCAAAGAAAATGGAATTCAGGGCGGCTGCGCGGGTTCCTTGCGGAATGGGCGTCGCCGATGCTCGGACGGTTGAAATCGTGAAACGCAGCGTTGTGGTGGCTGCGCTGGCGGGGTTCCTGGTTACGCGGCGGAACTTGCCCAGGTGATCCAAAAAATCAGAGTAGGACCATTTAAGAAAATTCATTTTTCCGGCCCGGTCTGTATACTGGAAGCCCTGGTGAATAGCATTCGCGCAGGCGTATAAAATCATTCTGTCACGGGAAACCCTGGACAACTTTACTTTGTTGCCGGTGGCCTTCGTGACATAAGCTTCATAATCCTCCACCATCTCACCGCGAATGTCGGTAACTGTTTTGCCGTCAATGAAGGAAACATCAGGCATATTTTTGATACTATCCAGCATCTGATACCACCACCCTCGGATAAAAGTGACCATCTGCACCGCCGCTCCACTTGATCTCTACGATTTTCAGCGACGGAATGTATTTTGATATTGCTTCTGTGATCTGTGCAGCGTAGAGGCTGCGAACCACTCCAATGGGCCGGTCAACAAAACTGAAATCCAGGCCCAGATCACGGTCAAGCGGAACACTCCCTTTTCTGGTTGACGTCAGGAGGCGCAGCTGTTGGAGAAGGTTCTGCTTCCGGTCGTATGAGGCTTGACCCTCATACTCAAATTCACTGTTTGCCAGGTCAAGAAGGGAACTCATGTTGGGTATTCCTCCAATGTAATTGACACCGTGGCTTTCACAAGTGATCCGTCATTATAAACCATGTTCCAGGCTTCCGAAACGGCCGTAATGGCGTACTTGTTTTCACTCAGCGGCATATCTCCAATGATGAGGTATTCAGTGGCGCCGCTCTCCACCATCTTTTCCAGAGCCTGCAATGTTGTACGCGGGCGAACCCCAAGGCCGGCAGAGAGATAGATTTCCAGGGCGCCTTCTCGTGCATCCGCACCCAGAAATTCTTTCTTTGGCTTCGCTCCGAGAGTTTCGTGGGACGCCCAGCGCCCTTTTACATCCTGGGTCAGCTTTTTGAATGCAAGGACATGGCCCTCGCTTACCTCAAAAATGATAGAGGTTCCAAATGTTCCGATCACTTAAAATCTCCTTTACAACGGCGGGCCAGACGTGCCGTGCGGTGTGGCGTGGGTATGATGCGCCACGGAAATGCCACTTGCGGTTGCATCCTGGGCGACGGTCATGCTGCCAGTGACGGAAGTTGTGGGGGCGTCAATGGTCGCAGAGGATCCCTTCGCGGTAAATGCTCCGGCTGCGGCAGCGGAAATTTTCCCGGCGGCCTTGATGGTCACATTTCCGGTTGCGTCCAGGACGATGTCTTTTTCTGCTTTGGCGGTGACGTTCTCTGCCTCAATTACGAGATTTTTGACGTGCAGCGTCATGGTTTCGCGGTCCTTTTCGCTAAACCGAAGAAATGCTTTTCCGACCTCATTGTGGAAATCTTTTCGGTATAAGCCTTTCCCGTTCTCCGGCGGAACTCGCTGATCTGACCAGGGACGCCCAATGACAATGCCTGCTTCTGTACCGTTGGAAAGGTGCAGAACCAGAACCATGTCGTCAACTTCCGGCATCAAATACTCAAAAGAGAGCAGCGGGATGGGGCGTGTAACTGCGTCGTCCTGATCCTCGTAGACCACGCGGACGGTTCCGCTTGGGTAATCTACCGAGGAGATTTTTCCGACGCGAATTTCGTTGCTGTCCATTCGCTGCTCTCCTTTACTCTACTAGGGAGGCTTCGACAGATACCGTGCTGCCGCCGCTCCCGTCTACTTTATTTGATACGCTGTCGAGGTAATATTTCCCGCTCAAAACGCCCAGGCCGTTGACCTGGATACACTGCGTAGAAATCCACTTTGCGTTGCCCATCATTTCAAAATTGAGCTTGATGTGTCCATGGTTTGCATTGCTCACCAAGGCTTTGATTTTACGTTCTGCATCCGCTGCACTGTCGGCCTTGCCGGACTTTTTCAGGATTTTATCACCGCCGCCAACCTTCGCCACAATTTTCTTGCTGGTTTGTGGGCTGGTGTAGGTGTATTCTCCTCCTGTATAAACCTCCGACATAGACGGGCCGCCGTCCCAGCTGGCAAATTCTGAAGCGTCTACGGTATCAACAACGGCCTTCTTCTTGTATGCTTCGCGGTCGTAGACCACGAGCTTATGGGAGTAAACCTTGACCTGCAATCCGTAGTTGTTGCACAATTCGGTGAAAAATTCGCAGTCAGCTTTTTTGGATTGCTCCACGCTGGAAATGGAAAAACTACTGCCGGAAACATCCCAGGCCAGCGTAATGCCTGCCCGGTCTGCAATATTCTTTCCAATTTCTTTCAGCGTGACATTTTCCCAGGTCTTGGTTCTTTCGGTTTTGCTGAACCCCTTGTTTGCAGGGGTGGATACCGCCGAGAGGGTGCCGGATACCGGCCACCCGGAGAACTTCGGTTCGTCCAGAATGAACTTTCCGCAGTCCAGCGTGATGTCCTGCGCGCCTTCCTGTTCCCAGTCCGAAAGAACGATGGTGGCCGAAACCACTTTGCCTTCTCCTGGATACCAGTCTGTGATCCATTTGTTTCCGCCGCCGGACACCGCAATGTCCAAGCTGTCAGCCTGGCCGCTTGCGGGGTCCGTATATGTAACGCTCGTGACCGTGCTGCGCTGCTCTTTGTCCATGGCTTTTCCATCGACAAAGATATTGACGGTTGCGGTTCTCGCGCTCATGATGTCCTCCAGGTCGGTGCCGTCGTAACAACGGGCTTTTCGGGAAGCGCCGGGGTGTTTACGATGGTTCCGGCATCAAAAATAAAAATATCAAGCAGGGGAAAATTCGCCTGCATCAAAAACGAGGTGTATTCCTCCGAGCCGTATACCTTATATGCGATCATGTCCCACATGTCACCTTGTTTGGTGGTATAGGTCAGATCTGCTTGTGTGGTCGATTCGCTCATTCTTCGGGCCTCCAGTTACTTCGCAGGAGCAAAACCCTTGCGGCTTTCCTCTGCTTTGAGCTGCCGATAGTAGCGCTTGAATTCCTCAAACGACATTTTTACGGCCTGCCGGACTTCCTGGGCGTTTGCGCCTCCGGCAAAATGGAACACGGGGGAGAAATGGATAACTTCGCCACCGGTTCCGGCGCCGCTGTTCTGCTGGCCGTTTTGATTGAGGGCGAGATAGCCTTTAATCATATCGGCCAATTTAGAAAGCGGCAGGACGGCTTCCGGCTCCGCGCCTTCGCCGATCAGCGCCGTTGTGGGGGCGGTTGCAATACCGCCAGAAGCCAGCGCTGGGATGGTTGGAACGGTCGCCAGGTTGAAGCCGATTTTGCTTCCGCCAACGCCAGGAACCCAGTTCGGAATGGTGAGTGAAATCCCGTTGATTGCGGTAATCATCGAATTCACGCCGCCGATGATCCCATTGATAAAACCAATGACTCCGTTTGCCATACCCTTAAAAATGGATACGACGCCAGTTCCGAACTCACCGGCCTTTTCTTTTACCAGGTCCCAGTTGTTATACATGAGGACGCCTGCGGCCACCACAAGGCCGATAGCGGCCACGATTGCCAACATGGGAAGGTTCAGCGCGGTCATAGCTCCAGCCAGCGTGAAGGTTCCCGTAGCGCTGGCTGCGCAGACCACCTTATAAATAGCCATTACGGCATTATAGGCGGTCATTGCGGTTGTGGCCACTTTATAAGCGACAACGGATGCCGCGATACCGGCAGCCAGTGCCACCAAAAGAACGCGGTGTTCGCTGACCCATTGGGCCGACTGCTGCGCTGCAGGAATAATGGTTCCGGTTGTATAGCTTCCGGCAGCTTCCAGCCCGGATTGTACGCGGGGAAGAACGGCGTCGGCCAGGTCCTTCACATACGGAATGATTTTGGTTCCAATTTCCGTCAGGAAGTTGGCGCCCAGATTTTTTATCATCTGAATATCATAATCCAGCGTGTCAGTTTGCTTCTCAAACGCTTCATTCGCTGCGCCGGTCGCCGTGTACATTTCGGCGGTCTTGTTGGTTAGGTTCTCGGACTGAGCGCCGCACATGGCCAGCACGGCGGTCTGGGCCTCGGTGGAACTGAACAGCTTTGCCATGGCCTGTTCGTCGCCATGGACGGTGCCCTTCAATGCTTCCAGCGTTCCCTGGAAGCCCAGGCTCTTGATGGCTGCATCTGCCGTGGAGAAGCCCAGTTTTTTCAGGGAGGCGCTCATGCTCTTGGAGGGCGTCATTAGTCCGGACAAAACGGCCTTGTACTGAGTGGCGACCTCTGCCGTGCTGCCAGTAACGCCGGTCAGTGTGGCAAATACGCCGTACAATTCCTCTTGCTGAATACCCAGCGCGGAAGATAGCGGGACAACTTTGCCGATGCTGGACGCCAATTCGCTGAAGCTGGTCTGGCCCAGGCGTACCGTTGCAAACGAGAGGTCCGCCACCTTTTGGGCGGACTCTGCGCTTACATCGTTGTAGCCTTTCATAACTGCGGATAGCAGGTTGACGCTGTCCGTGGTGGTGGCGTTACCTGCTGCGGCGGCTTTGGCCGATGTTTCCAGGATGCTCATAGCATCGGCGCCATCGCCGAATGCGGAAATAACCTGATACATACCATCAGTCAGGTTTGCCGTTTCAACGCCGGTGTCGTTGGATACCTTTAGAATACCCTTCCCGATTTCCGCCGTTCTCGCTGAAATTTCCGCTTCGGTTCCGGTCAGCAGGGTGGAAACATTCGCCAGCTGCTTTTGGTAGTCAATGCCGGATTTCACGGCCGCAACGCCAGCCGTGGCGACGGCGGCAGCTGCTGCACCGGTGGCGGCAATGGCGACCTTGCCGACAGCCTTCGCGCTCTTGTTGAGTTTTGCCAGGTTCTTGTCAGCGTCGGCGCAGGCTTTTTTCAGGGAGCTGTCCTGTTTGGCGCCAATTTTGAGCATAAGCTCATAAGTCTTACTGCTTTTGGCCACTCTGCGCCTTCACCTCCGCCATATATTCGTTATAGACCTTCGCCATGTCGCCCAGTTCGTCAATCGGCGAACTTTCCAGGTTCTTAATGTCGGAACTCAGAGCCACGGAAAGGCTGATGCAAAGTTTTGTGATCCCTTCGGGGGTTAGTCCGTACCATCCGCGCCGTACAAAAAACCCACGATGGAGGTTTTCAGCGCAATGGCGTCACGCGCCGGGAGATTGTCGAAAAATTCCAGCGGCTGTGCCAGAACACGAGAGGCAATCAGGAACGTATACTCCAAATTGCTTTCCAGCGTGGCCGGGTTTGCTGCCGGGTGCAGTTTCATGTACAGCTTTGCGGTGCGCTTCAGGTCGCCCGCCTTCAGATTTTCCAGGCCGTGAAGGTCCAGCTTGTCATAGGTAGCGCCGCCGAAAGTATAGGGAGCGGTCAGCTCCAAAACGAGCGGGTCTTCGTCCTCGTCCTCGTCCTCTGCATCTGCATCCGGGAACGGAACAGCGGGAGACGGTTCGTCCAGGCCGCCATACAGGGCGGGGTCCTCATAAGCGGCGGTGGGCTTCGGCGTTTCCTGTGCGGAAGAAATGTGTGCATTCATGAGAAAGTCTCCTTAGCAATTTGCCTTGATGTACGCGAGCTGATCCACGCCCCAGAGCTTGTAGGTGGGGTTCACCTTGTCCAACTCGACTGCGGTTTCGCCATTCACCACGATGGTGATAGCCAAAATGGTGACGGAAGCGCTGGTTCCGGTGCCGCTGCCCGCCTTGAACGATCCGCCTTTCAGCGTACCGCCACGGCCACGGATCACGACGCGGGTCGGAAGGAAAACAATGTTTCCTTCCACGTCCAGGCACTGGGCAACGCCTGCCAGCGTGATGGTCTTTACCTTCAACATGTCCAACATGTTCAGAGCTTCGCTGGTGAGGGCATTGAAGGGAATATCCATCTTCATATTACCAAAGGCACCAACGGTAGGATCATCAAATTCACCCAGGAACGCTGCGCCGGATACCGTATCCGAGAGCGGCTCGAAATCGGGGAGCGTTACCTCGTCGCCAATGCCGACCAGGCGGGTGAAGTCGTCGTACACGTTGTACTTGGTCAGCTTAGTAGGAACTACTTTCACTCAGGGTCACTCTCCTTTCAGGGCTGCGTTCAGCGCCTCCACGTCGAACTCGTCGATGTTCTCGATGTACTGCGCGGGGACGTAGGGCGCCAGATAGGTATGCGTAGTAAGATGGCCGGAAATAATATCGGTTTCCGTGTTTTCGCTGTCCAGGAAGGTGCATTTATAGGCGGCCATGTAATCTTTTGCCACATACCCGTTGCCGGTCATGTTCTTGCTGTCCACGATGGTGCGGACCAGCTGGCGGCTGTAATTGCGGTCAACATGCTGGAAGTACGTCAAAATAAAATTATTGGCGTCCCAGTTGAACATTCTGCGGCAGTTGATCCAATAATCTTTCGGGTCGGTGTTGCCGGGATAGCCAGCAGTGCAGTTTCCCCACAACACATAGCCGTTAATGGAATTGATGGCGGTAGTAATGCCCTGTGCGTTCAGAACGTCGTTGGCCTGCTGCTGATCCAGCAGCACCGGGGTTCCATCCGCCAGAATGGTGCCGGTGATTTTGGCAGCTAGGTTCGAGGGGGAATCATAGGGCACATCACCGTGTTCCGCGTCGGTGCTGGCCAAAATGGCGCCGCAGATGGTCGAAAGGTGATATTTCTTCGTGCCGATCTGAGCCATAGGCCAGAGAACAATGGTCCGAATGTCCGTTGCTCCGAGGTCTGTCTTTGCCTTCTTGCAGTCCGTGTAGACGGTTGCGCCGTTTGCATCCGCTGCAATGTCAACAATGGACATACACTTGAAGTTGCCATTCAGGGCGTTGTTTTTTGCGGTCAATGCTGCTGCGACCGTAGGATTGGACGACCAGCCGGGTGCCAGCAGGCTGCCGGGAACCAGCCCGTAGAGCGGAAAAATGCGGCGGATCAGCTCGACGCCGGTTTCTGCGCCGGTCACGCTGTTATAACCGCCAACAATGTCCGTCGTGCTTACGTTCTCCGGGTTCAGGGAGGTGCTGGTCACTTTGATGGTTTTATCCACGGGATTCTGAATCAGCAGCGTAATACGCAGGCCGCCGCCTTCCATGAACTCGGTGATGTAGTCCGTTCCCATTACCAGCTCTTTGCTGTTGGCCTTGACGGTCAGCTTGTCCAGAAGAACGTATTTCTTGGAATAGGTGGCGACACCATCCTCCGAAAGCGTCAGGCTTTCCTCTGCGTTCTTCGTGACATGCTTGCTGTTGCTCGGGTCCAGGACGTTGATAAAAATCACCGGCGCATTATTGAAAACGCGGAAGTTGGCGTCCATTGCTTCGCAAAGGGTAAAGTTCTTGAAATCGTCCGAATAACCCAGCTGCTGCTGGCAGGCGGCGAAATCATAGCAAACGATGGGCTTTCCGACCGTGGCGGAGGGGTCATTGGTCAGGTAGATGGGAGCCGTGCCGACATACACCTGAAGGCCAGCGCTGCTGGTTACGGGGCTAACCAGCGAGGTACTTTTTTCGCTGGAATATGCACCATGATAGAAAGGCATTTATTTCACTCCCTTCTGGCCGAGCTTGGTCTGCACGGCCTTGTAGATCGAATAGAAGCGGCCACTCTGCTGAGAAATCTGCGCCTGTGCATCCGGGCGGGCGCTGGGCGTAACCAGAAGCTGCCGCAGCATGGGGGTTTCCCGGATTGCGTCCTCAAATGCGGGCGGCAGGCCGTTGAGGTATGCCGTGCCATTGTAGGCAACGCCGGGGATGGTCGGGCCGATGTAGACCAGGGAATTGTTAGCATTCGCCATTGATAGAAGGCACCTCCTGATAAATCGGTTGCGCGGTTCCGGCCTTAAAGGCGACCGCTCCGATGTAGTATGGATGTCTGGACGTATCGCTCAGGGTCCATTTAATAGGGTATTTGCATTCGTGTTTCTTGCCGATATAGGGGTTGGGCGCAAAGCGCAAGCAAATTTTCCGAATGATGCTCATAAGATCATCATTTCCGGTGTGTTCAGGCGCTGGGTTATATACCCGAATGCCGAGGCCTATGTCCGTTTCGGGCGAGGCTCCCTGTTCGGAAATCTGGCCAGTTGTTGGGCAGACCGCTATGAACGGCTCCTGCGCCGGTGTCTGACCTGCAAGGAAGGAGGGAAGATCGTACTTGAACACTTGAATCTGCGCCAGCTTCCCGTCAGGGGTTTGAAGCTGCATCCCTTCAAAAAGGGTTCGAAGCTCCGCCACCAGTTCATCTTCCAAAGTGATTTCCGACAGTTCATCTTCCAAAGTGATTTCCGACATGTGGCCTCCTACTCAAGAGCCTTTTCAATTTGCTTGTCAAGCTCCTTGTCCAATAGTTCAATCACCAGCGCCTGTGCCGCTTCCACGCCTTCCGCATTTCCCAGCATTTGGGGGACGGCAGGGGAAAGAAGTTTTTTGATCTTCGTCATATCGACGCCACGGCCGTACTTCTCCGCACGGGCGGAAGCTCCGGCGGAGGTGTACTGCTTGCCAGCTTGACGCTGTACAATGGCGGTGTGCCCACTTGCGAACCGAGCAACAAAGGCTTTCATGCCGTTACTTTCCAGCGGACTCATGGAACTACTGTTCAAAACTTGGGCCGCTGCTGCTGCGGTGTCGCTGTTGGGCTGTGTCAAAAAGTCCATGATGTCACGCATGGAGCCTTTTGAAATGATCGTGGCGGAAGTGTCGCTGGTGCTGTTTTCAACTTTGCTTTCGGTTTTCAGAGCCTCCGGCTTGCTGAGGGCATACCGCTTCCCGGCTTCTTTGATCAGGCGGGTTCGCGCCTTCCGGGCCGTGGTGTTAAGCGCTTTTTGTAGAACCTGCGGCGCTGCCAGTTGATCTGGGAGTTTTTGCAGACTGCGCAAAATTTTTTCTAACCCTTCGTCAACGTCAACGACTACAAACGGTTCGTCGCTCATGCTCTCACCGCCTCGATTTCAATAGCATAAATTCCGGCTTCCTCGGTTGCGGACTTGACGCGATACATGGCGGAATCAAGCTGCAAAAAAGAATCAGGGACTGGTCGGCTGCCAAAATCGGAAGCGGCGACATACAAAAGTCGCCTTGAATAGTAAAGCCCGGAAATATCCGCATTGAGCAGATGTGCCTTGTCTCGCTCTAACAGTTCGTTGTCGTCAACAATAGCGGGCATTTTATTCCCGTTTATCGTGTGGCTGTCTGCAAACTCTAGGGTGTTCAGAAAGACTTCTTTGCTGTCCTGTTCAATGGCGCTTTTGAATGTCAGCTCCATGGTTCTTACTCGCTTTCCTGAATGGGAATACTGACCTCAACAGCGGCAATAGCGTCAATGAGCTTCGCCTTGCTCAGCTCTGCGGCGGAATCAATGCCGAGGTCTGCGGCCAGCTTCTGAAGGTTGGCTTTGGTCATGGCTTCCAGGTCACTTCGGCTAAGATTGCCGGTGACGGCTTCGCTGGCTGCATCCGACTGAACGGCGGGCTGCTGCGCCTCTTCGATGCTGGGACGCTGGATTACATATCCAATACCGACCAGAATTTCCAGCGCTTTAGAATCGGCGGACGCCTGGATGGCATCGCCGGGGCGGTACTCTTTGCCGTCCACGGTGACGATGCTGTTTGCGACATAGGTCATGGCGGGGCCTCCTTAACCAATGCAAACCTGAACAGTGGCATCCTCAGACTTTGCTGCGGCAATGGCCCAGCCTGCGGGGACTGCACTGCTGGCAGTGGTGGTGATCTTGTCGGTCGATGCGTTGTAGTAAACGGCAGCGCCGAGGGCGATTGCGCCGGAGGCCTTATCCATGGTAAAGACGCCCTTGACGTGCAGGCTGCCAACGGCTGCGGCAGGAATCTCAGTGCCCGCAATGCCGATGCGGGTAGTCAGGCTCACGACCTGGCCCGCCTTGATGGTGTCACTGGTGGGGTTGGTGTAGTCGATGGCAGCGCCAGGCTGCTGATAATTTGCGATCATGTGCGTTTCCTCCTATCTTACAGGGTGGGCAGCTTGACGCCGGGGTTCTTGACGAAGCTGCGGTAGTCCATGACGGTGATACCCCAGTCCAGCCAAATGTCCCAAACGAAGCCCAGCTGGCCGGTGGTTTCGCTGCGGCGGAAGGTGGGGGTTTCCTGGCCGTTCAGATAGTCCACCTGAATACCTGCGGTTTCGTCCTTGCCTGCGCCCAGGAACCAGGGGCAAGCATTGGCGCCCGCCAGGACGTTCAGGGTGGCGTCCTCGACGATCTCGATGGGGTAGCGGTAATTATACAGCGGGTTGACGGCCTGGGTGTTCTCGGTGGTCTGAATGGTGGGGCTGCCGAAGATGGTCTGGAGGGTGAAGCCATAGCCAACGGGAACCACCAGAGTTCGCGGGGTCAGGTTGATAGCCTCGCCGAACTGATCCTCCTGAATCTGCAGGCGCTGAATCATGCTCTGGATCGCAGCGGCGCTGGGTGCGCTGGCAGTGGACATGAGGTTCTTGTGGTCGTTGTGGAAGAAGGTTTTGCCGTCGTAAATCGTGCCGTTGCCGTACAGGATGGAATAGACGGCCTTGTTGATCTGCTTCTTGCTCTTGGCTGCATACAGGCCGGGAACCTCGGAAAGGAAGCCGATGTCGTCATTGATGAAGGCCTGACGGCTCATGCTGAACTGACGGCCGTAGGTATCCAGCTTGCGCTGCGGCAGGGTGGCTTCCTGGTGGGTATCTGCCTTCAGTTCGCCGTTTTCGGGAACCAGCAGCAGCTCACCGACGCCGCCGACCAGGTAATTGTGGCCGTCGGTGCGCTTGAAGTCGCGCAGGGTGCCCTTGCGGGTGATCTTCTCGAAGGTGGTCGGCACATGGCTGTACATGTGGACGATGCTCTTATTGATGGCCTGATCCATGATTGCCGGGAAGGCTGCGGACGGGTTGTGGAATGCACGGGCCAGCTCGGTATAAATATCGTCGTCGCTCATGCGCAGATACTCGGAGGCGCTCTTGCCGCTCTCACGGGTCAGGCATTCAATGCCAAGGTCACGCAGCCTCATGCCTGCCAGCTCACGGGCGCCGTCTGCGGCCTGTGCGGGAGTGTTGCCGCTGCGGATCATCAGACCGTCTGCGGCGGCTGCGCGGAACTTGTCCTGCTCGTCGGCAGTGACGCGGACGCCGGTGCGGGCCGGAGCGCCGTTCTTCACCATATCGTCCAGGATGGCTGCGCGTACCTGGTCGATGGTCTGACCGCCGGTGATATACTGCTGCGGGTCGGTGTTGAAGCTGCGGCAGATGGCAGTGATGTCAGTGACGCGCTGACGTTCCGCAGTGCGGGCGGCCTCAATCTGGGCCTGACGCTCTGCTTCGGCCTCAGCCTCGACCTGCGGACGCAGTTCCTCAATGTCCGCCTGAAGGGCGTTGAACTCGCGGGCCTCGTCCTCGGTCATGTCGCGGCCTGCGGTGCGGGCAGCGGTCAGGATAGCCTGCTGACGCTGCATTTTCTGCTGCATAAGCTCTCTCTTGTTCATGCTCTATTTACCTCCTGTTAGTGGTTTTTGTTTGCGGTCACGCAGCTCTCGAAATACGAGAGGGCCGGGCGGTCGTCCTCGCCAGGCGGCGGGAAACCGTTCTCATGGAGATCACGGCCAACGCCGACCGTTGCGTCTGCGGGGACTGAAACGATACTGATTTCAAAGGGCATCCACTTTTTTGCAATGTAGCACGGCCCGGTGAAGCGCCCATCCAGGGACTTGGCGCCTTCCTTGACGCTCTCGTAGTTGGTTACGCGATACCCTACAGAAACGCCTTTCAGGGTACCGCTGGCGACCTTGGAGCGGACGGTTTCGCTTTCGTCGTCGCTGTCAAATTCAATGGTTGCTTTGCCACGGTGGCCGTCGATCCATGCGCGGGTGACCTTTCCAATGACCTTGTTTCGGTCATGATTGAAAAGGACAACGCCCATGCTTTCCATTCGACTGAGATCCACGGCGCTGGGGTCATGGTCCAAAATTTCCGGGCCGAACCACATCTGGCAGGGTTCCTCGGAACTGAAGCTCAGTTCAAAAGCGCGGTTGTCCTCGCCCTCATTGACTGCCCGGATGCTTGCAACACTAAAATCGCGCTGCAAGCTCTGGTTATTCGTCGGGGTTCTTTGGCTTTGTTTTTTCTTCTGCGGTCTGGACATCTTTCACACCTCCAATCTGTACGCCCTTTTCCTTTGCATACGCTGCAACGTCGGCCATGTCGTCAATCTGTTCTTTCCAGTCCCGGCCCTGTTCGGCGGAAATCTGCTTGAAACTCTTGACACCGGATTCCAGGGCGGTTTTGTTTGCTCCTGCTTCCTTCTGCGGATCAATCCACCGTTTGGGAGCAGATACCCACTTGTGATCCATGTATTTCTGCGGGTCAATCCAAAAATCAGAAATAACGATTTCACCGGCCAGGACGGCGGAAATCAGAAATGTTTCGTATACTTCATCCATGAAGCTGTCACGAAGCTGTTCGATTTCTTCCGCATAGGTCAGATCATCTTCAATCATGGCTTGTCGAGCGGAGCTGTAATTCGTTTCCGACATATCGCGGGCGGTCGCCTCATAGCTGAGGCCCTGGCCTGAGCTGACCAAACGCTGCAACAATTTCAGGAAGGTGGTTGCATCGCTGGAACCGCTTTTAGGGTCAACAACTTCTGCCTCGTCGCCAGCGTTCAGCTCGCTTATCATGCCGGGGGTGAGCATTTTCCCATCATACGACCGGCGGTCGCCGTTGTTGTTCTGGGCGTTGCGTCCTGTTACGCCGCCCAGAGGAACGGCTCTCTTGATCAGCAGTGCAAAACAGGCCGCCACACGCTCTTTCATGGAAACCGCCGTGATAAATTCGTTTGAGTCACGAATGCGAGTCAGGCTGGGGGCCATGTCGCTGACTTCTCGCAGCTGGCTGGGGCGCTTCTTCGTATAGTAGAAAATAATATCTTTGGCGGGGTAATAGACGGGCTGGTTCAATCCATATCCATCTATGTTGTACTGTTCGATCCAGTAACCGACGGGGCAGTTACTGTCGTCGTACTCAATGCCGCCAATGACGCGGTTTCCTTTGGTATGCGGGGAAGCTACGGAACCGGCCAATTCATCAACTTCCAATGCTTGAAGTTTGAACGGAAGAATGCCGCCTTTGGTATAGCATTTCTTGAACAAAATTCCGCCGTCGATCTTCTTCCGAGTGACTGCCATGCGCAAAATCTGGTTAAAATTCTGTTGCTTGGTCACATCACAATTCTGCTTCTTAGTCCAGCGCTTCCAGAGTTTTTCAATTTGGGTGTCCAGCTCTTCGTCGCCGGTGCTAGCTTGAAGGGTGAATCCGGTGCCAACAACATTTCGTTTATAGGCAAAAAGAATGCTGTTGAACATGTCGGAATTTCTTTCCATGTCACGCGCTCTGGCGCGGATCACATCCCGCGCACCGCGGTCAACATAGTCAGCAGCTTCATTGTGCGGGCGCCAATTCCGATTAAGTCGCCCGCTGTCAGCTGCATCATACCCGGCGCCCCGAATAAAATCTAACTGCTGCCGCCAGGCTTCCCGCATATAGGCGGACTGGGGGGAGAAGAAGCCTATTGCTCTATCGAGCCAGTTCATGCTTATCTCCCTTCAAAAAATGCTGCATAGGTATTGCGGAAAAAGTCCGTGTTGCCCTGTTCCTCGACCTGTGCGGCAAGGTCTGCGCGAAGGTTGCGCAGCTCGGTAAGGTTGGCACGGGTCAGGCTGCGGCTGCCGATCTTGTAACTTTGGCCGCCAACCATTACGGTTGCAATGGCCTTGTTTACCTCCGAAAGCAGGAGGGAAGGGTCACTATAATCCAGTTTTTCGTCTGCCATAGGTCTTTCACTCCTGTTCCGGTTTGATGATGGCGACATTTGTCATGTCGCACAAAATGCCGACGTAAAATGCGCCTTCCGAAAGAACAAAATTGCTTTCGCCGCTTCCTTCATGGCTATATACGCCGAGGGACAGGCCGATGTAGCCCATCTGCCCGCTGATTTCTGGCTCGGTCAGTAGTCCATGCACTGAATCTCCACCCCCTGCTTGCTGGCCTCCTGGGCGGTCACGGTGATGGTGTCGGTGTAGTCCTCCAGGGTCTGCGGAACCTGCCTGGTTGCGACCATCTGGCTTGTGTTAGCCGGAATGCAGATTGCTGCATCCAGGATTTTACACGAAATCGGGCTGCGGGTGAAATTTTTGATAAGGAAGCGGCTGCCGGATGCGTCAAATTTGAATTCGACCGGGGTTCCAGCTGCAACGTCCTTGGTCAGTACTTTCATGATGGCTTCGCCTCCTTTATATCCAGCTTTCGTTCTGGGAAATCCAGCCGGCCTCCGGGCCGTTGGCTTGTGGTTCGGGTTTCGGTTTTGGCGCTTCCTGGTTCTCTTGCCGCAGGAATAGCTGTCGGACGCCCAGAATGTCTGCAGCTGCCATACAATAAACTTCACAATCCAGGTAATGGTTTGCGGCGTGGCTGCTCTTAGGCACCCAGCGAGTGCGCTCTGTTCCATTGCTGGAACGCTCGGTCACTTTTTGTTCGGCTGTTACCTGTTCGCAATAGTCCAGATCAACGCCTTTGTAAACCATCCAGCTCCCCTTGCCGTTTGGCTTCCGCATTCGGCTTGCAATGGTATCCTTGTACTTGCCACCATCGACCAGAACCAGGGTCATGCCGTAGGCTTTGGAACCCGCCTTGTTTACCGTGCTGAGCCGGTAATGACTCAGCATGGTATCGCTGCCCTTGCAGGGCAGCGCCCAGTCTGCATTCTGAGCGCAAAAATCATAGATTTCATCTGTTTGGTCACCGGAATCTATGAGCGTCAGATCTACGAGGAACGGCTGGCCGTCCGGGCGCTTAAATTCCAGGTTCATGATGTTCTGAACTTCGGTTAAATTAAGCGCCTGCCCATGAGCTACATTCTGCGAGGTGAGGTACTCGCCCCAGGCGCGAATGGTCCAATACAGGCAGTTCTCCTGAACGTCTACGCCGCCGGTGACCATTTTGGTCCATGGCGGCAGGTCGAACATTTCCGTTTCAGTCTGGCGGTCCCGCACGAGGTCGGCGCTGGTGGTCAGCTTCGTATCTTCCCAGGGTTCGCCGAGCCAGCTGTTCACGAAATTGTGCAGAGCGTCGGGGTCGTCCTTGTCCTTCAGAAATTCTTTTGCGATTTCCGAAAAACGGGTAAATGGGGAATAGAGGGTATTTATCCAAAATGCGACGGTGCGGGAGAAGCGCGTGTTTTCTCGCACGTTTCTCCACTGCCCATTTCGCAGCATGGCGGGCTTGTGGCGG